ATATGGCGCTATACTATGACTTCGCGATAATGTCGTCTCCGCTACATAACATGCCGTGTGCGCATCTCCTGTCATATTATCTGTTGATATCTCCACACTTATTATTCCTCCTCTTTTTATCTCTTCGTTTACAAACTTGTTATAATATCAACTTAAATATTCCTAGATATATATTATAATGGCACTCACAACAAAAAAAATCCTCCAGGATGGCGATATTACAAAAGAAGACGAAGAGCTGATTTTTAATCCATTTAATGAAAAAAACAAAGAGATTACATTGAGCGAAGTTCAATCTATTCTCTCCACATACGGAATTTCTGCGAAAGTAGATAATCTGGAATTATACAAGCGAGCTTTTGTGCACAGATCATATACAAAACGGCCTGCTCTCGAAAACGCAGAGGCAAAAATCACACTTGCTCCTCAGCCTAAAAACTGCCTACCATTAAAAACAAAATCAAATGAACGTCTGGAATTTATTGGAGACGGCGTTCTCGAGCTCATCACCAAATATTATTTGTATCGTAGATTCCCCAAAGCTGACGAGGGGTTCATGACAGAAAAAAAGATCGCCCTTGTAAAAAATGAGCATATTGGCCGCGTTGCATATGAAATGGGTCTGCACAAATGGCTTCTTCTTTCACAGCATGCCGAAGAGAAGCAAACCAGAACAAATTTAAAAAAATTGGGTTGTTTATTTGAGTCTTTTTTAGGAGCGTTATTTTTAGATTTTAATAAGATTTCTGTTAAAGATGAAGATGGATGGTTTCAGAATGTTTTTGTAACGGGTCCAGGGTTTCAAATGTCACAAATTTTCGTAGAAAGTATTTTTGAAAAACATGTCGATTGGATAAAACTAATTGAAACAGATGATAATTACAAGAACATTTTGCAAGTAAAAATCCAAAAAGAGTTCAAGATCACTCCAGACTATGTAGAAATTGAACGTGATATTGATAATGGGTATACCGTAGGCGTGTATTTATCTATAGGATTATCTATTCATCATCAAAACATATCGAATGCTATACCAATTGAAACTTTTGGTTCTTTTCCCGCAGTGCAAAAACATATTCTCGAAAATGAAACAACATTTATATTCTTAGCATCGGGAAAACATAAAATCAAAAAGAAAGCTGAACAGCTTGCATGTGAAAAAATTATTAAGTATTTAGAGGCGGAATGACGGAATATAAGTGTTATCACACACTACTACTGGGTCAATAAAAGGACATATGGTACATTTTGTTAGGTCACTGACAACCTTGTGGTCACAATAAAATTGTTGTATTAGGCTCACTGCGGTGGGAGTTATATGCGGATTTTGTGTTTGTGTGCTCTTTTCGATATCAAGAATTATACGATTTATTGTGGTTCCCAATGGCTCATTCCCCATGTTAGCAGTTTTAAAACCATCTTGTAAAAAAGCGGTTTCACTAATAACGAAAAACGTTTTAATTGCCACATCATTTCTTATTTTATTAACCAATTCAGTAATCTTGTGACGATTGTATATTTTATCACTACTCATACCTTCTTTGAAACTGTTAAAATTGAAACATGACAATATGTCTTGGTTAAGCAATCCAAATCCATCAGAAAGTGGGTTAGAATGAGTGAATGAACCCTCTCGTTTTTTTACGTTCATATGTGCGTCGACCAAATTTTTTTCATAAATATGCGTGTATTTCTTCGCCTCCGTCCATTTTTTCTCACCATCACTCACATATTTCGCGAACCTAGGAGGTGTACCAGTTGTGGGTTTCTCATCGCGCGTCCACATTAATATATCAGATGACATCGCCAGCCATGTACTTGGTCCAAATATAAAATTGTGTGTTAGGCTTTTTCCACTCGGAATATCTATTTCAATATTTTTAAAAACAGGAGGATTTAATATAGATGATTCATTAATTATATGTGTCCATGGAGTTGAAAATAATTTTACTGACTCGTAGTTCTGTTGTTCCTGTCCCAAATATTGAACCAAATTATCAGTATTGACCCCATCCTTACGCGAGTTCTCTCGTATGTTATTAGATACACCCCGTAACACTAATGCAATGAAACAATCCATCACGCAGGATGTTAAAATGGGGATAGTATTAGTAGTTTCAAGGTTGGGGAGCGTTTTGGTTCGATCCCCGCGCTGCCATGGTATTAATTCTTTATAGTAACACTTCAATAAACCAGTATTATTGGGGAGGCTCGTGTCATTAACGCCATAAACCGTTCCACCCCATATAAAACTTTCACTAGCAAAACAAACAGACATAAAATAGTTCAAAAAATTATATGCCGGCAAGTTTCCACCGTCGTTAGGTTGTTGTAATATATCATACACCTTTATACAAAGACATGTTAGTAAATTAACAGTTACTATGTTCTTCATTGTATTTACAGGTAGTTCCGAGAGGTTTTCCCCAGATAAGGTTGTGTAATAACACGTTGGAGTATCGGGAAGACAATTTTTCTCGAATTGAAATTTTGAAAGTGAATGTATTAAACGTTGATTAAACCACCCATTGATGTTCCAACTTCCATCCTCGAAGTATTGAGTTACGTTAGAATTTACGTTAGAATTGCCCGAATTACTATGTTTACCTCGATATGTTGTTACCCCGCCCGAAAATGCAGGGTTTTTGGATAACAAATTATATTTTTTCATGAATAAATATCCGTCTATGCTATTTTTAGGAATTATAAGTTTATTTGTTGGTCGTGTATTATTATTGGTTCTACCTATTTTACTTGCTAACCCCCCCATTATTCCTAAATGTGATATTTTATTCGTTAAAGAAGCACGCCTGTTGACTTTCCAAGATGGCATATATATATATATATATATATAATAAATATTATAGATATATATGTATAGATATCTATAATAAATATTATAGATATATATGTATAGATGTCGGACGCATTATCAGAAAAACCCACATTATTAGAACAATTGAAAGTAAAACAACCTCCGAAATTATTACAACAGGTTCGTGTAGTGATGCCAAGAGAAGCGGTTGTTATAAAAACTAAAATTGTTGACAAGACTAAGGCAGCATTTGACAGAGCACAATTTTTAAACGGAATAGTTGGAATTCAAAAACTTAAAAAGAAAGTGTCTTCCACAGAACGCGCCGTGGCAGATGAACCTCCTGTCCTCATTGAACCTGTCGCATCACCAAAACCCAAAAAGCGCAAATTAAAAATGAAATTAAAACCGAAAAAACAACCAGGAGAAGCAGATGAGACAGATGTTCTAGGAGAATTAGAGCCTAAAAAAAAACTTGGGCGCAGAACACAAAAGCCTATAGGCGTTATTAAGGAAGGCCCTGCATCGATGCTAAAAATAGGAGACGCAACTTTAGCAACTCGATTTTCTAAACGTGATGAACAAGAATCAAAAAAAGAATATATAAGGGCATCCTCTTATTATATGAACAATCGGGAAATTTTTGTGAATTTCATGTCGTCATTATTTGGCAAATATAAAAAAGAATTATTAGATGAAGCAGGAAAGGCGACATGTGATAGAGACGAAGACCAGCCCTTCTCTCCAATGACTCATCAAAAGATTGTTCGAGACTATCTCAACTTATATACTCCCTATCGAGGATTATTATTATTCCATGGGTTAGGTTCGGGCAAAACATGTTCATCTATAGCTATTGCAGAAGGAATGAAAACAAGCAAACCTGTCATTGTAATGACCCCAGCGTCATTGCGAATGAATTATATTGAAGAACTCAAAAAATGCGGCGATATAATATACAGAAAAAACCAGTTTTGGGAATTTATTAGCGCTCCTGATGGATCACCTTTTATAGAGCAACTGTCATTCATGTTATCATTATCTGTAGAATTTATAAAAAAACAAGGCGGGGCGTGGTTAGTAAATATGTCAAATCCGTCTAATTTCGATACTCTGGATTCTGTCCAAAAAGCAAGTCTTGATGTACAATTAAACGAGATGATTCGCAACAAATACCGGTTTATAAATTATAATGGTATGCGAATGTCCCACCTCCGCGCATTAACAAATAATTTTTCAATAAATCCATTCGATAATGCAGTTATTATTATAGACGAAGCCCATAATTTCGTAAGTAGAATAGTAAATAAAATGGGGAAAAAGGGGAAAAGTGATTCCCTATCCATGAAATTATACAATTATTTATTAAGTGCACAAAATGCAAGAATTGTATTATTAACAGGGACGCCTATTATTAATTACCCAAATGAAATTGGTATTTTATTTAATATTTTACGAGGGAAAATAAAAACATGGTCTTTTAAACTAACGATTGATAGTGGGACGCGCGTTTCCAAGGATTATTTTGAAAAGCTTTTTAAAAGCACAATTTTAGGAGGGAATATTATGGATTTTATTGAATATAAACCCACCTCTACTACATTAATTGTAACTAGAAACCCATTTGGGTTTATAAACAAAACCAAGGGCGGCACGTATGACGGTGTTCGTATCGGAGAACGCGGAGAGATTGATGATGAAACATTTGTAAAATTAATAACCAAACTGTTAAATAAAAGTGGGATTAAAGTAATACCAAGTGCAACACAAGTAAAGGAGTATAAGGCCCTCCCAGACACATTAGACGATTTCAAATCATACTTTATAGATGAAAAAAACAATGTCAAAAATATGAACTTATTTAAACGACGAATCATTGGTTTATCCTCATATTTTAGAAGCGCGCAAGAATCCCTCATGCCAAAATATAATAAAAGTGAGGATTTCCATATTGTTGAAATTCCCATGAGTGACTTTCAGTTTGGCGTATATGAGGAAGCCCGGGTGCAAGAGAGAAAGCTGGAAATGCAAAATGCGAAAAAACGAAAAAAGCAAGCTGCAAGTGGAGTATTCGAAGAAACCGTTTCTACATATCGCATTTTCTCGCGGGCATTCTGTAATTATGTTTTCCCCGCGCCCGATATAAGACGCCCCATGCCGGCAGAGAGTTTAGAAAGTGCCATAGGGCAGGCGGTAGATGAGGATATTCTCGACATTGTATCAAAAGATGATAAAATAAATAATGTAGATGGGAGGTATGATGCAGACGAGGTTGCCGCGGTCGAAGGAGAAGTTGAACTTGGGGCATTAGCAGAGGGCGCCGTCCCAGTTAAAACATATGAAAAACGTATCGCCGATGCTATAAAGTTATTAAAAGCCGGCGGCGATAAATATTTAACGCCCGATGCCTTGGAAATGTATAGCCCTAAATTTTTAAGCATGTTAGAGAATATAACAGACGATGATCATCTCGGATTGCATCTTATATACAGTCAATTTAGAACGCTTGAAGGTATTGGGGTATTCAAATTAGTATTAGAAGCAAACGGCTTTGCCCAATTTAAAATTAAAAAACGGGGGGGCGAAGATGCGGCAAACCGATATGTTGAGAACTGGCAACTTAATATTGCAGAAGAAGATAAGGGCAAACCCTTGTTTGCATTGTATACTGGCACAGAAACTGCAGAAGAAAAGGAAATCATACGAAATGTTTTTAATGGTGCCTGGAATTATTTGCCTGTATCCCTCGCAAAAGAACTGGAGTCTATTTCAACGAATAATTTATATGGTGAAATTATCAAGGTGCTTATGATTACCGCCTCCGGGGCGGAAGGCATATCCCTCAAGAATGTAAGGTATGTACATATTACAGAACCTTATTGGCATCCTGTTCGAATGCAGCAGGTAATTGGGAGGGCAAGGCGCATTTGTAGTCATCAAGACCTACCACTCCCTTTACGAACAGTGGAAGTATTCTTATACTTAATGACATTTACGGAATCCCAAATGGGTAGCGACGAATCGATAGAGCTCCGGCTAAAGGACAAAAGTAAAATAGACAATTTAACACCACTTACGAGTGATCAAGCGTTATATGAAATTGCAACGCTAAAAGAAAATGTCACTGAAAAAATATTACAAGCTGTCAAGGAGGCATCATTTGATTGCGCATTACATGCTACGGTAGGGTCGAAAGAACCTGTGAAATGTTTTTCATTTGGATCAGTAAACCCTTCCAAATTTTCTTATGCGCCATCATTTGAAGAAGAAGAGTCTGATACGGTTGCGGAGCATAACCAGGTGACTATAAAATGGAAAGCAGTAGAAGTCGAAATTCAGGGGATAAAATACGCACTAAACAAATCCACCGGCGATGTTTATGATTTAGATAGTTACCAGCGCGGACAACCTGTGCAAGTAGGAACCCTCAAAATTGAAAATCAAGGAAAAGGTAAAAAGGTCTATAAATTTGAGAGGATTTAAATAGAGAAAATTTTTTTATTCATAATATATAGACATGCCGCGAACAACGCACAAAGCACGTCATCCTATTAGTATAAGAAAAAGTATTGCACAAACAAGAAAAATTGGCATACAACGCCATCAAAAAAAGATATTAACCAGTGCGGAAATGAAAAAACATATCTCAGCAAATACCAAAAAAATGAAGCGTTTATTAGCAGAACATGGCATAGACGCTGGAAAGGACCCTACTTCAGATGCAAAGTTTCCGGATTCCATTAAATTTCGATTTTATAATAACAAAGAAAAACGATATGATGCACCACCAAACAATATTTGGGACGCTCGGTATAAATTACATATTTGGGACAATGCGGTTAGTAAAAAACACATCCATAAAATGGCAAGTTTGGCGAACAAAAATAAAAATCTTTCTTTAGAAATAAAAGTTGGTGCCCGCTATGAAAAACTTACTCCTGCATTAGTGAAGGAGATTGCCGCCGACAAAATTATTCCTCGGGGAAAAAGAAGGGGACGAATGACAAGAAAAATTAGTTATAGTGATAAGTAGCGTATATTTACATGAAAGGGTACAAAAATATATTATGATTCATAATATATTTTATAATAAATTTTATAATAAATTAAAACATTTATTTATATAATCATCATGTCGCATTTGTTTCAGAATGAGTAGTCTTTTCTAATACCTTTGTCTGATAAACCGCTAAAGTTCTTGCGCTTGAATCTTCTGCATCTACAAAACGCGGCATCCAAAAATACGGAATTAGTGTAGCCATATTAGGATAATATGTGTCAAATAGCTGACGATAATATAACTGTTCTCTGGTTCTCGGTAAATTATGTGTCGACGTGAATGGGTTAATATTATCATCTAACCCGCCACAGTTCGCCATTTTTTCTATCATATTATCAATGATCTGAAACCATGACCCCTCATCGCCACTAACGCCATCACTAAATGCCTCTTTTGTCCGCCATAAAATATGTTTAGGGAGTAGGTCAGGTTCTATTGCATTAATTGCTTGCCGCAACAACAGCTTTTCACAGGGTATTGTTCCTGCGGTGTTGTGAAAATGAGACAACGGATTTCGCAGTGACACAGGTAGGCTTAAGTAATAATCTACTAATTGTTTATCTAAAAACGGGGTTCTTGGTTCAAGACCATGCGAAGAAATACATTTATCTGACCGTAAAACATCAAACGCCGAAATATTTTTCAATAGGCGGCGACACTCAAAATCAAAATCCAAATCATCCGTAGCACTCAAAAAATACAAATAACCACCGGTCAATTCGTCGCTACCATCTCCATTAAAGATTACTTTTGCGTTACTATGTTCTGAAATATATTTCCCTACAAGATAATTTCCGACAGATGCGCGAACCGTGGTAGTGTCGTAACTTTCTATCGAATAAATAACATAAGGGATTGCATCAAAGAATTGCTCTTTTGTTAATTCAATTGATGTATGCTTTGTGCCCAAATAATCGGCTACTTCTTTTGCGCGAAGCAAATCTTCAGAACCTTTCATGCCAATACTATACGTTTCTAGAACGCCATCATAATATTTATTTACCATAGCAGTAATAAGACTACTGTCTAGTCCACCCGACAAAAGACATGCTATCGGTCGTTCAGTAGTCCCCACGACCCGTTTTTTTACCGCCTGATTTAGTTGATAACATATTCCTTGCCAAGCAATATTTTGCTCTGAAAAGTTAAATACATCGGAATTGCGATACGTGTCTTTCGTATAACCCGCCGTATAATAAGGCGTTGCTTGACCCATCTGTCGCCATTGTGCCCGAATTTTAAACGACCTGGTAAAGGTTTGAAATGTTCCTGGTTCAATATGTTTAACTTGATAATCATGAGTGCATAAATTATTCTTCACATATAGTTTATTTTGCGTAGGAAACATCAACTCCCCCTCACTATCATCCTCTGCTTCATGTTCATCATACATCAAATGAGAGAGCACTTTTACATCAGAAGATATTGCGAAAAGAGTTTCACCGTCATCATCCTCATATGATGCCCGTTGCATCATGCATAATGGACGCACGCCAAATGGATCACGCGCAATGTGGATAACCGGGGGAGTCTCCAATTCTTTATTATCATATAATACAAATGCAAAAACGCCATCTAGTAGTGTAAGTGTATGTTCAATGCCATATTTAATATATAGATGAATGATAATTTCGCAATCACTTTCTGTTTTAGGAATAATCTGCAAATATTTAAATAGTTCTTTATAATTGTAAATCTCTCCGTTACAGATAAGTGTGCATGATCCAATGGTAATAGGTTGCATGGAAGTAGCATCTAGTCCATTTATAGCTAAATGATGAAAACCTAATACAAGTTTTTCATCAAATGAACTGATATGATAATCCTCTGGTCCGCGATTTTTGCCTACCATAAACGCTTCTCGAACATGTTGACCAGAAAAGCGCGTCGTATTATTTAGCAATGCAAAAATACCGCACATTATAGTATACTGTCGACATTGCTTTAGATAATATTACATAAATATTTATGTAATGGTATATTCTGTATATTCTGTATATTCGGTATAAAATAAATAAGGCATATTGCGGGTCAATACATAAATTAATTCACGCGTAAATGCATAAAATATTGTCTATAGACAATATATAATGTCTACATTAGGAAATGTGTATCATAATAACAATATTGGAGAACAGTCCAAAATGTATGGGGTAGTTGATGGAATTTACTATTGCAATCAAGAGAGAACTAATGAATTAAGTAGACGTATGGCCGCACGCAACATACCTTCCGCACCATTACAACCACAATATGCGGTTCGACCAGTTGCTACAAAATATGACATGATGAGTATTGTTGACAGGAGACCAAAGTCATCCGTTCCATTAAACTCCTACCCCATATATAATATCGAATCTACCTTTAATCCTGGGTCAGCTCCGGCACCATGGAGCGGGTTTGCTTCCGAAATAGATGATGAATCGCGTTTGCGGAACGAGTTTTTCGCGCTTCAAAAATGCGAGCAGGCTGAATATGTTCCCAGCACAAAAAGTGACATGTATGAAGTGACAGTAGATTCTACAAATGAAGCGCAACCGTATCCAGACTTATTTCAGCAGCAGGATTTTGCGCCATTTAATCCAAATACATGTAATACTGGAAAAATGTTTTTCGAAAATCATACGCGTCAGCAAATGAAGGATGTTTAATATTTAAGGATGTCTAATATTTAAGGATGTTTAATTATTTTTTTATACAGCAACAGCTAAATAGAATTGCGGATGCTACCAAACCTAGCAAAAATTCCAGAAGACCATAGCTAAAATCTGACCAATATCCTTCACGTGATGCAAAATCATAGCATTGACATGTTTCTGGATTACCATCTTTATCCATTGTGCATGTCCCCTTACAATACAAATATATGTATATTTTTCCAGCATATACACAAATAACAAAGAATATAGGCATTATAACCATGTAATATAAACAATTACATGATTCATCCCGATTTGATCCAGAACGTCGACGAGAATTTGATATTTCAGTGTGAATATTTATACTTATGTTAATTGGGTTCATTGGCGTTCTACATACTGGACAAGTTGTCATTTTATCATTACAATCTCTACATATTGTCCATGCATCCTTAGTGCATATGATGCAATGATGTGATTGAACTGTATTTTTATCGCACATGCATATTGCACAACTAGATTGGTCGCGTACACCATTATCAGTTACGATGCTTGTCGACATAATTAATATGTGATTTATATGGTAATATATTTTGGTATTCCAATTTCAATTTTAGTAATATACATACAAAACAAGGTTTTTATATACTATATTATATCATGGATACCCGCGATGCAATATTAGAATATTTATCTAATCCATCATATCAAAATAATTTAGCCAATTCAGGTATCACTAAACAACAGGCGATTCATGAAACAACATCCACAACAGATAAACATTTTTATAAAAAGCGCCTCATTTACCTATTCAAACAGGTTCTAAAAGGGGAACAATGTCCATCCGATATTAAAGAGTCACATGACGAATTTATTCACGGAGCCATTCATTATTTTAAACTTATAGATAAGAGGGATATTATCCAACAAGACCATGATGCAAATAAAAAGTTGGCTACGGAAAGCACCGAGAATACAAGTAATATTAAGGCGTATGAAGAATCACAAGGAGTTTTATCTTCTGCAAACAAAGAAATCATGCGAGAGAAAAAGACTGCCGGAAATTTAGACGCGTTCGTAAAAAAGAAAAAAAATACAGGTATCCCTCCGATGAAAGCCCCTTCGCAAAAAACTATTGATTTGAAAAACCCGGTGTTAAAAAATAAAGGCATTAGAAGTAAAAAATATATCAAAAAGTAAGATTGCGGAGACTACTATGATTAAATAATACAGAAATATTATATAATATTTGTATAATATAATATGGCAACAAGAAAATACAAAAAACGCAGGCGTCGACTGTCGTATCAGCGTACACAAAAACAAAAACAAAATAAAATGAAAAAAATGAAAAAAATGAATAAGCTAATATGTAGTCCTACCTCAAAGAAAAATGATTATACTTGCTATAGTGATAAAGCGTTATTGCGGATGAGAGAACTCTGGAATGCAAGGCATCCTGACGTTAAAATAACTGATAGCACGCCAAATAAAATATGGAGTGCACTCCGCGAAAATATGCAAAACGTGTGCAATGTTGAAAGTTGTTGGTTACGTCAGCAATTTGCAGAAAATAAATTGGATGCCGAAATGGTGTCTTATACATTTGCGCCAACAGCGCCTAAAAAATGGCACACCAATCCAAATGAATGGTTAACCAGTGTAGATTTAGAAAAGGTAATGAAGCAATATGAAAAAAAATATCATTGTTTCAATTTTATTGGACCTTCCCCCATAGATTTCGATGAGCACATCATGCACGGAGAATGCGTGTGGAAAGAATTATGCGAGTTTGACTTAGGAGAGGAGCTTAAAAAGGGGAAAAATAAAATTGGAATTATTTTCAACATAGATCCGCATTATAAATCCGGTTCGCACTGGATATCCATGTTTATTGACATTAAAAAACGTTTCATATTTTTCTTTGACAGTAATGGTGATAAAATCCCTGGTCGGATTAAAAAACTTGTCAAACGTATTCAAAAACAAGCAAAAGAGCTCGGATTTGAACTAGATTTTCATCAAAACCATCCAAAAGAACATCAACGAGGTGATACTGAGTGCGGAATATATTCACTATATTTAATTATCCAAATGCTTACAGATAAAAAAAGGCCGGAATATTACATGAAACATCGCATATCGGATGAAGAAATGGAGAAACTTCGTAAAAAGTATTTTAATTTTATAGAGTAATAGATTATTTGCGAAGAATAATATTATTCTTCTGAAAATATATAAATATTACATATCATATATAATATTTATATGTCCAGTGAATTTACCGCCAGTCAAAATAAAGCGTTTTTATGGGATTTCTTATATAAAAATGGGGTGTTCAAAAGCTTAACAAACGTTCATTTGAATCGTGCGAAAACAATTTTTGAACAAGAAATACTATCTACAAATAATGCAGCATCGAATGAAAATATTACTGAATTAAATAAAGGGTTTATCTCCAAAATTGTAAAAGAAATAGAAACATTAAAAGACCTTCCGCCGCCTCATCAAAATAATGTACCCTCCAATGATACTAAAATGGTTCGTGAACTTAAACAAACGATGTCATACACACACCAAGAAGCATCGGCAGAGAGACAAAAATTATTTCAAAATAATTTACAAGAAACACAAGACAATTTTAAAGAACACATGAATGTCTCAAAGCCAAAAGCGATTGATTTTGCAGATAAAGGTGCGGATGATGTAGATCCAAATCTAGACAGCAAACTGGCAGCTATTGTAGAGAGAAGAAAAAGAGATATGAATATGGTTTTATCTACGTATGATACTGCCCCAACAAAACCCAACCCCGATAATATTAGTATAGGAAAGGAAACTGAACTTGGTGAAGGGAATATTGTCGACGTTAAACCTAAAAAAATGAGGAAAAGTGTATCATTCGATGAAAAAAGTATTGCCACTGCACTAGGGAAAAATATTGAAGAGCTGTTTAAACCGCAAGAAGAAAATGAATATAATACAGTATCAGATACAGTGTCAGAGACAGTGTCAGATACCGTGTCAGATACAGTGTCAGAGACACTGAATGCATTTAAAGAAGAAGCAACCAATGCATATGAAAATGACAACGATGCGCTTACAGTAGATGACTTTTTATCACGTTTAAAAACCAAGCCGATTGTGGATAATATAGATAAACTAGTGGCATCTATCCCTGAACCAAGCGAAGATAAAGATAAGTTTCAAACAATATTGCATGAAATTGCAGATATACACGATACATTGCGAATTATTTTAGAAATTATAAAAAAATAAAATATATGATTTATCTTAACAATAGTATAATAAATCATATCATTCAAATCATATCATTCAAATCATATCATTCAAATCATATCATTCAAATCATATCATTCAAGTATAAAATATAAATATAATATATATGGAATTATCCTGGCATAAAAAAATATTTTTATATGGAAATTATATCTCATATATTATATTTGCCTTAGCATTCGCCGGTGTAGTTTCTGTTGCGCCAACATATTTAGACACATTGTCGACAGTATTAAAATATTATGTGTGTGTATTTTTACTTATTCGTTTCAATCCTCTTGTTAAAATAAAATCTCGAGATGCAGAGTTCGACAGAAAAGTTGCTTTTTCCGCAGGTGTATTCATGTTGCTCACCACAACTGCTACTACTATTGCAAAAGAATATGTGTCTGCAAATACTCCTATTCCCCCCGCTTTACTTTCCTTCGGCGAGTAAGAATGCTTTTATGACGCCCATGCCTCTTTCGTGTTCCATTCCTTCGATGTTTATGAAAGAACTCTTCCAAATAAATAACAATTTGCTTACTTATCACGCGGTCCACTTTTTTTTCTTCTGGCGATTTTGACACCACAGTGAATTTGTATCGCTTCATATAATCGCTTATTTTTTTATGAAAGGCATCTTGTTCAATATTAGAGCTATTATATTTAGCATAATATCTATCTGCCATTTCTTTAAACGGTATGTTTGCAGTGTACGGTTTTACATTAATATAAAATACATTATCGTGTTCCATTTCCGGATGAAATTGATCATCTAAGAAACACACCTTTGTATCTTTAGGGATTTTTGTGCAATTTACTAAATCTTTTACACTTTTATTATGACTTGTTCGACAAATCTCTACTTGTTTCCCGCGCACTTTAAATGCAAGTATGATATCATCAAAAACATTTTCACCGAGAATATGAGAGAAGTATGCCGCAATATTTTCTGTCCAACTACGGGGGCCTTGGTTATTTGTATAAATCATAATTTTTTTACAATGCTTCCTTTTTTTCTTATCAAGTAAGAAGGACAGAATATTAATAATATTTGGCCGCATAAACTCAGGAAATAGGGTCATGATTTCAAAAAAATGCACTTGTTCAATTTGAGTATCCAATGTCTTCTCTAATGCGTCACAAAACATCCCGAGCTCTACAAAACAACCCAACGTTTCATCTAAATCAAACACTACAATTTTATCATGTGCTGATATTTTAGATATGGCATCTGCTGATATTTTAGATATGGCATCTGCTGATAATACGTGGGAATTATCATCAAACAGCATTACTACATAGAGAGAATATTTTTCTGCGCTTTATATAACGGAAAACATAATGAAATTGAATAAGAAAGACTATATCGATATTCTTAATTATTATAATATATCATCGAACAAACTGTCGGGTAAAATGATGAAAGAACGTTCTGAGAAAATTCTCGCGACAAAACTTTGTCGTTGTATAAAGAAGGTCGACCCGGAAGTAAAAGATAAGCCAAGAGCTGTCGGAATTTGCAATAATAGTGTATTAAATAAAAAGAATCTCAAAGGTCCACGATTTACGTGTAAGCATGGGTATAAATTTATTAAAAATAAAAACGGTAGTTCAGTAACAAAACGCGGTAGGAAATTAACTATACGAAAAAAACCCCGCCGGGGAAAACGAAAAAACACAATGTAGTGTAAATATTTTATTGTAAATATTTTATTGTAAATATTTTATTGTAAATATTTTATTGTAAATATTTTAATGCAGATAAAAGCACCTTTTCCTGATCTGTTAGTTTTTGAAAAATGAGACAAAATGAGAATTTCAGTTGAAACATCCGATTCATTTTATTTCTACATAAAATGATAATTTCTTCATCTATTTTAATATCACAAATCACTCCCCCAGTTGTTAATTTTATATTTTCTGGACGTTCTAAATTAATCCATCGTATATATGCACCAACCGTAAGCTCTTGTAGTTCATCTATACACCGATAAAATTTGAGTGATTTGCTATATTTTTTTAATGTCTCTCTAGGAAGTGACAAACGTTGTAATGAATCATTCTTCATTTGGTTAAAAGACGCATAGTCCAATTCCAAAATATCACAATTGTTTTCATTTTCTAAAGCGACCATAATATCTCCAATATCTAAACTCATATTATAATTATAATATAATATGATTTTTTTTTAATATCTCTCCAAATGTTCTTAATAATCCAGATCTCAACATTTTTCAAATGGGCGAGCAAATAATAATATCACCACTGCAATTCCCGCTCCAGTATAGAATGCATTTCGCCGAACTTTTGCGGATGCCTCTTTTATCTCTCTTTGCTTCGGTGTCAAAGAATCATTAAAAGGCGTGCCTACTGAGCGAGTAGCTATAATATAATAAATACACGCTAAACAATAAACTGCCATACTATATGCCAAAACAACAGAAATTTTACAATTTGACATTATTATATAGTAAGAGAAAAATATTTTAATTAAATTTATGCAGTAAATTATCTTATTTGTTTAATAGCATCTTTTTTTTCCATTCTATATTTGGGAAATCAAAATTGGACATTTTAAAATGTCCTTTTTCAGTTCTGGAAATATAGAATTAAAAAAAATAGGTAAAAAAGTGCCTCTTACCATAATGCTCTAAATCCAATTATTTTAATTATGAAAATGTTACCATAACATTTTTACGCAACTTGGCGCCCAAATTTTGCATTTTGCAAGTTTGACATTTTGGCAACATTTGGCAACGCATAAATATTACTGAAAATTATTACAATATGTCATTACCATTACTCGTTTGATATGTTCCGTTAAAATATTGGTTTGTCACACCAGCGCATATTTTGGCAACATTTGGCAACATTTGGCAACGGAAAATATGCAAAATTTTCGCATTAATTTATAAAATATATTTTATGGTAACAAGCATTACCTACAACAATAATTTATCAAATTTTTACCACACGATACTCATAATTTGTAAAAATATGCAAAAAATATGCAAAACATATGCAAGACGATAAATGGTAAACCTTTTATAAATAATATAATTTTTTTTAAACTGAGCCTTACCATAACAATCGTTTTTTCATAAAAAAATTATATTAAATTTATGAATTAAATATAATTTCTATAGTTTATATAATAATGGCAAATAACATAAAAAAATATGAGAATGGTGATTATTTTTTATGTACAACATGTAATTATATATGTTATACAAAATTTTTAATTAAACAACATTTATCAACAAAAAAGCATAAAATGCAAATTAATGGCTTGCAACCTACAAAGTATAAAAAAAATCATAAAGTAGATAGAATAAGAAAATATACTTGTTTACAATGTAATAAAGCATACAACGATCGTTCTGGTCTATGGAAACACAAAAAAACATGTATGAATTTAGATAAACAAAGCAAATCTTCGTATATAGAACAAAAGAATACAGGGGATCTAGCACTAATGGTTAAAGCAATGATGGAGCCTATTATACAAAATATTCAAGATGATAAAAACGTGACTCTTGGATTAGTAGAGCAAATGCAAACGCAAAATAAAATTATAACGGATATCATCCCAAAAATAGGCAATAATAATAATAATCGGTTCAATATCAACGTATTTTTGAACGACCAATGTCGAGATGCAATTAATATGACAGATTTTTTAAATTCTCTGCAAATAAAATTAGCAGATTTAATGTATACCAAGAACAATGGTCTTATAGAAGGGATAAGTTCCGTTTTTGTAACTGCGTTAAATAAATTAGAAACGTGTCAGAGACCGATACATTGCACCGATGTGAAACGAGAAACATTATATATAAAGGATAATAATGCGTGGGAGAGGGAGAATAGCAAAGAAAAATTGCATTCTGCGATTAGCAAAGTAGCACATCAGCAAAGAAAAACAATTACCGAATGGGAAAAGGCAAATAAAAATTGGCAAGAAAGTGAATCTGGATCACAAGAATATATCAATTTAGTGAGAGAAGTAACCAAGGATATTGTTCCTGAAGAAAATAAAATTATTAAAAATATTATAAAAGAAACTACTATAATCAAGGATATATCTTAGGCAATACAAATATTTATGTTTCATATTTATGTTTCATATTTATGTTTCATATATATCATTTATCAAATCACTACATTTTACATACTCTATTCCCCAATATCGCATCATATCAATCATGTGTTTTTTTCTTTCATCAATCTCGCCAAATATTTGCAATGGTCCATATGTTAATTCCCATTCTTGATAAGCCACACACACAATTTTTAAGGGTTTTCCTGTCAATTCGGGAATATCACTGTATTTATATCCACACCCGAGAAGTTTCTCTCCAATCGACCCACGTGTTGTCCAATTCCGTGTTTTCACTTCATATATGCAGTTGTCTGTCTCAAAATCGGGACGAAACCCATGAGCACCAATAGATTTTCTAGGATTATCGCCTTTTGTTGTCAAAATGTCATAGACAAGGGACTCGCCGAGTAATGCGCTCCAGTTACTTTTATCGGTATGTCCTAGCATTTTATTACCCCAGTGTTTTTCTTTGCAGTGAGCTATTTTACGTAGTTCTGTGATAGAATGATCACCAGTCGATGATACGGGGAGTGCAAAACTGTTCGGGAATGGGCGTATTGCCCAACGTATTTTTTCAATAAGACAAGGAGATAATGTATATCGTAATAGATTGCGTCTCATAATATATAAAAATGGTTCAATGTTTAACTAGTATCGCTATTAATTATTCAGAATTTTTTATAAAAATATATTAGTTAGTTATAGTATAATGTCTAGGAAAGTCACTATGCGCGCGTCTATGTCGAATCAAATCACCCATTTTGGTATTATGGGTGGGTTATACAATCGTAAAATCTCTGGCAGAAGTAGTATGAACCGCGTTACTTCGCGTTTAGAAATTCCTGCGTCTGCCAAAGAAGGCTATCAATATATGAAAATGCATAATTTATTATCGAAAAATCCTTTAGGAAGTGGCGGTGTAGGAAGAATGTTTCATTTGCGGTCCGGGGGAAGTAGTTTAGGAAGTGTAAAGCCGACTACAGATAATTTAGGAGATAATTTAGGAGATAATTTAGGAAGTGAAGTTAATGACCCCATCCCCTCCACCACACTAGTGTGGAAGTTGAAGACGGGCGACAGCGTGATGTCCTCGCCCACCCTCTCGCCCGACGGCGCCACGCTCTTCATCGGGTCGAACGACAAGAACGTGTACGCGCTGAATGCCACCGACGGCTCGAAACTGTGGAGTGCCGCGACCCTGGCCGAGGTGTACTCGTCGCCCACCCTCTCGCTCGACGGCGTCACGCTCTTTGTCCTCGGTGCACTTTACGTCTACGCGCTGAAGACGGCCGACGGCTCGGTCGCGTGGAAGTACCTTCATGCCCGCAGCCCGCACACGGAGGACTCCAAGCCCACCCTCTCGCTCGACGGCGACATGCTCTTTGTCGCCTCGCGCAGCACCGTCGACGCGCTCAAGACGGCCGATGTCGTCGCAGGTGATATTAGGCTCTTGTGGGAGTATGCGGAGGGGACGGAGGACCCGGACGAGAGCGGCGTGCAGTCCTCGCCCACCCTCTCGCCCGACGGCGCCACGCTCTTCATCGGGGCGAACGACAAGAACGTGTACGCGCTCAAGACGGCTGACGGCTCGGTCGTGTGGAAGTACACCACTGGGGGCGCGGTGTACTCCTCACCCATCCTCTCGGCCGACGGCAGCAAGCTCTTCATCGGGTCGAACGACAAGAACGTGTACGCACTGAATACCTCCGATGGCTCGGTCGTGTGGAAGTACGCCACGGGTAACCAGGTGTACTCCTCGCCCACCCTCTCGCCCTCCGGTGACACGCTCTTTGTCGGCTCGTGGGACAACTACGTCTACGCACTGAAGACCTCCGATGGCTCGGTCGTGTGGAAGGAGGCGGTGGGCGCGCTGGGCACCGTCTCCTCGCCCACCCTCTCGCCCGACGGCGACACGCTCTTCATCGGGTCGAACGACAAGAACGTGTACGCGCTCAAGACGGCTGACGGCTCGGTCGTGTGGAAGTACGCCACGGGGGGGGCGGTGTACTCCAAGCCCGCCCTCTCGCCCGACGGCGCCACGCTCTTTGTCGGCTCGGCCGACGAAACCGTCTACGCGCTGACTACCGGCATCAAGCCGAAACCCCCGTAACCAATATGCGCCGACTTTAGCTACAACCCTTTATGTGACATTTCTGCTCGTGAAAAATTCTGTAAACAATCACCAACACCATATGCCAATAAAATTTGTTATTATAATAATTATGATAAAAATACCGGACAATATGCTTGCTACCCAACACAACCTGGCGGGCCTTGTCCGAACGAGGAGGGGTTTTCAGACGGGGTGATGTGCTCGTGCGACACGAGTTGAGGGGAAGGAGACTGGGTGGCGCATGTAAATTAGACACCGAGCCGAAGCAGCCCGATTCAGAACCCCTTGGGTATATTAAACTTACAGTAGAAAATCTTACTAAATCAGCTTGCATTACTGCATGTGAAGCACAAAAAGAAGCTGGTTGTTGTTGGCATAAACCAAATGGTACGGATATAGATACAGTTTGTCAATGGATAAAAGGTGGTTCAGCTTATAATGTTGGCGGTTCTGAAGTCCGCGAATCTACTGATTGTGTGTAACGCACTATGCAATATAACTGTGTGCAAGGGGTGCCGCCGCCCACGGAGTCATCCCTATATTAACAATATTCCGTCATGACACAAACAATACACATTACCGTAAGGGGTTCACCAAAAATTCATTATAATCTTCCACATTTTCCCTCGAGAGCACATTAAAAAGTGTAACAGGAGAAATTTGTTTAATAATAGGGATTGTCCTCGTATCATAAGCACGAATAAAATTCCAATAATCTTCGCGTTCATATCCATTTCCGCCACCATCAATGCGCATAAAAAATACATTGTTTGCACTTGACCACGATAAAACAACAACATGTCCCATCCCAAGATACGCAGTTGCAACATCACATATGATACTTTGCGCCTTCGTCTTAAAAATATCACGTCTACGTTTCATCTCATTTATGGTGAAGAAGGTGAAATTATGAAATGTAAATTCGCGCTCATCTGAATCCAAAAGCTCATATATCCGCGTAAATGAAGGAGGAAACCGAAGTGTATTTGCTAGTTCTGTAATAACCGCATTATCTTTTGTGCTCATCGACATTCTATCTATGGTAACCTTATTGTCGACATCAGGATTAAAAAAAGGTGCGTCGACCGTATTTGTTTGTAATGTAGAAAATGTGCATTTTTTCAAAATGTTCATTGCCGTTATGGTATTTGTCAATTTATCGGTGTCTCGAAAGCGTTCATCTTCGCGTCCATATACAACACCGTTCATATTATATATAATGGCGAGTTGTATTTAAGCCATTTTAACAGATTTAATCGCGATGCACAGATTTAATCGCGATGCACAGATTTAATCGCGATGCAATGCCTCCGTCTCTCTAATAATATTCTCAATTTGTTTTACATGCAGCAAATCGAGAATCCATGAATGATGAACGCGTATATAGTTCATATTGTTTTCAATGCCCTTCATATTATGCATGCCAAGTGCATATGGTAGGGCTGCGTGTTTCTCAACAGTTTTTATAGCGTCAAATTTTTTATGGAATATGAATGTTTTTATGATATCCCAAATTTCGTCGGGAAAATGATACATGAGTATATGTTATTTTATTACTGTGTGAAAGTTCAATTTTATAGTTCAATATTATTATACTGCATACGATTTTTTATTAATTTAGATATATTCGATAATGCATCGGTTGAAGAAGTTATAAATATATCAGGATAAATCGAATGAATGATTGCTAATATAGACGCACAACCAAATTTCCACGAAAGATAAAGAGAGAACCGCATATGTTCAAAATATGTCATATTTACATTGGATGGATGACGAAATATAGACATTATGGTATGTATTATTAATGTACAGTCGTAATATTTATATATGTTATCTAAGTTATAAATATTTTTCCATAAGTTATTAATATTTTTCATAAGTTATTAATATTTTTCATAAGTTATTAATATAATAATATAATAATATAATATAAATGGCAGGAGGTTTATTTGGTAAACCATTCGCACTGAATCCAAAATGTATGGTATTTTCTGTCATAATTATGGCTATATTTTTATTTAAACCAACATTTAAAAGTAATATCACTTTAGGGATATCCTTGTTTTTAATTTTTGTTATTTCTTATGTAGCTATGGCGTGGTATGACGCATTCTTTGATTGTCGTATATTACCTCTTCAGCGCGGAAGTGCAGGACTAACAACAAAACTCAAGCCCCCATCCCACATGCCAGAAAAACAAGAACCAAACACATCAGACAAACTTGAAGGCGAAGATGCACGCAAAAATAAAACACTTATATATCTTATGCATTTACTTCTGGTTGTTCCAATTTTAGCTTATATTGGTATATACAAAAAAACAATCAATCCAATAACATATCCTATTTTGTTAGCACTTGCTGTGTTTACAGCTGCATATCATGGATTACAAATCGTGTACGCATCTCATCAGTAATTACGAATGTATTCAAAAAATATTTTATTATTTTCCAATATGAAATAATAAAATTGATACAGTATTGAAGCAATACTATTTGGTAACTATGGCATCCAACAACAATACTAACAACGACAACAGACCTGAACCAAAATACAATCATGGCGATATTATTATCATTCGTGGAAATAAGAAGCGCCATATTTATGGCGCAGAACCATCATGGTCACTGAATACAGGATATCAATACCAAATCGATTACGGTCAATTTTGTGCATCTGAAGGAGTCATTAACGAATCTAATATTTTGCGTATTGCGGATGAGGAGGGCGACAAGCTAATTCCGCTTTAATGTCGGGGGCTTCCGCCCCCGAACCCCCGAAGGAAACATAGAAACCCTGATAACGGAGTTCGATTACGCCTGTATATTAATATATCTGTTTTTTAATATATCTTTTTTTTATAAGGTTTTTATATTCCCTTCGGGGGTTCGGGGGCGGGAGCCCCTGATAACGGAGTTCAATTACGCATGTATATTAATATATCTGTTTTTTAATATATCTGTTTTTTAATATATCTGTTTTTTAATATATCTGTTTTTTAATAAGGTTTTATATTCCCTTCGGGGTTCGGGGTGTCCCCGACTACCACGACGATCCGCCAAACATGCCACCTCCTAACGCAGCATTTGCCGCCATCGGCTCTTGATACATTGCATTAAAGTCTGGGGACTGCTGTGCCGCCCCTTGTTGGGGTGCAGCAGCCTGCTGTTGCTGCGGAGCAATATTCGGCATAGCAGTTAATTGTGAGTTGCCTGGTAAGAGCTGAGACCTATCTAGATGGTCTGCTTGGCTTGGTTGATGCTGTCCTGCACCAGAAAGAGGTTGTGTCACTCGAACATTGCTATTTTGTTGTGCACCGGCATCACCGGGTTGCTTACCGTGCCATAAATCTACTACTCTGTCGCCTAAAATATTAAGTTTCGCACCGAACTTCGTCTGCATTGTAGTTAATAAAATAATAAATGGCAGAAGGAAATTTGTTGAATTGAATGTAGTATAGGTGCATTTGCTATATGTTGGTACATAACGGACGATTTTATCAATGAACCAGATGGCCAAAACGATAAATGCAATTTGCCCAATACATTCTGCTAAAATCTCTAAACTTCCTTTAGAATCATCGTCCTCAGGAACAAAATTCTTAATTCCTTTTAATAGTAAAACAACGGGAACTAATGCAAGAACGCTATACTGAACCATATTAATCATGCCGCATTTGCTATCATCATCAAAATTGAAAACATATTCAAAAAAACTAGCGGATGTTCCTTGAATTTTTTTAGCGGATTCGACAACGTCGCTCATATGTTTTATAAAAAGAAATAAAAATATAATATTAAAGATAATATTAAAGATAATACTTTAATATTATTCTATAGCGTATTAAGAATGTTAAAACGCCTTGCAGAACATAATAAACAAAAGGGTGATTGCATACATGATGAAAACCAATATTTACATCTTATCAACGACATTTTAGAACACGGTGATATGGTAGAAGGCCGCAATGGTTTTGCTAAAACAGTAATAGGCAGTGCTATGCATTTTTCTTTAGAAAATGGAAAAATACCAATATTAACAACAAAAAAAGTTGCATGGAAAACATGTTTAAAAGAATTATTATGGTTTATTAGGGGGTCTACAAGTAATAAAGAATTACAAGCAGAAAATGTCAAGATTTGGAATGGCAATGCTTCTCGCGAATTTTTAGATAGTAGAAATTTACATCACCTCGCAGAAAATGATTTAGGGCCAGTATATGGACATCAATGGCGGCATTTTAATGCTTATTATAAAACATGCGATGATGATTATTCTGGCGAAGGAGTAGATCAATTACAGTATATTATAGATAATCTTAAGAATCCAGAAACTAGAACAAGCAGGAGACTGGTCATGTCGGCGTGGAACCCGGCACAACTTGATGAAATGTCCCTACCTCCATGCCATGTATTAGTTCAATTCAATGTCACCGACAAAAATAAGCTATCATGTAGCTTATATCAAAGAAGCGGAGATGTTGGGCTAGGTGTTCCTTTCAATATTGCTTCTTATAGTTTTTTGACTCATATTATTGCTAAACATTGTGATTTAGTCCCACACGAATTTATATATCATTTAGGGAATTGCCATATTTATAGTGATCATATAGAGCCGCTAACTGAGCAGATAAAGCGTATTCCACATGAATTTCCTACACTGAATATATTACGGAAAAAAAACACGATTGAGGAATATTACATTGAGGATTTCGAACTAAAACATTATACTTTTCACAAAACCATTAAAATGGAAATGAGAACGTAATTAAAAATAATTGAGGAAATAAATTGCGATAAAATGCGCCAATTTTATTAGATATAATATGAAATGAGTGGTGCATCAGCATTAGCAGCTGCAAAAAGACGCCGTAGTCAACAATCTGCTCCTGTTTCCAAAAGTAACATTCAACACAAATCTAATATAAATAAAATCTCAGCTCAACAACAAACCATGATACTTAGACAACAACTAATGCAAAAACGGCAGCAGCCACGGCAAGGGCAGCAGCCAGCACAGAGGCTAGCACAGCAGCAGCCAGCACAGAGGCTAGCACAGCAGCAGCCAGCACAGCAGCAGCCAGCACAGAGTCCAGCACAGCAGCAGCCAGCACAGAGTCCAGCACAGCAGCAGCCAGCACAGAGGCTAGCACAGCAGCAGCCAGCACAGCAGCAGCCAGCACAGCGGCGGCCTGCACAGAGTCCAGCACAGCAGCAGCCAGCACAGAGTCCAGCACAGCAGCAGCCAGCACAGAGGCTAGCACAGCAGCAGCCAGCACAGCAGCATCCTATGGAAATATTACAAAAACATGACAAAGCTATTCATGATTTACATACCAACCAGGATATATTACACGAGAATATGTTAGAACTTAGGACTGCTTTAGAAAATGTGATGGACATTCGAAACATTCTGACGGATGTTATTTTTAAGACAAGCTATATGGACGATATTAAAGAGCGTATTGTTTCATTAGAAAAAATGGAGAAATCTATTGCAAAAAATAATATTATGAGCGCGTTTCAAAGTAACATGAAACAAACTAGTTTTGAAGATTTACCATTATTAGAACATTCAAACATAGAACACGAAGTAGAAGTAGATGACGCAGTCAAAGTAGAAGACGCAGTCGAAGTAGATGACGCAGTCAAAGTAGAAGACGCAGTCAAAGTAGAAGACGCAGTCAAAGTAGAAGACGCAGTCAAAGTAGATGACGCAGTCAAAGTAGATGACGCAGTCGAAGTCGAAGTTGATGACGCAGTCGAAGTAGATGACGCAGTCGAAGTAGATGACGCAGTCAAAGTAGATGACGCAGTCAAAGTAGATGACGCAGTCAAAGTTGAAGACAACGATAAAAACGTATATTCATAAATATCTATAATCAATACAAAACCAATACAAAACCAATACAAAACCAATATAAAATTGATGTTATTATTCTATATAAAATAACAACATCACAATGAAAATCACTATTCAAACGCAGCAGAAGGCCGACCAATTTGCGACAATTTTTCAGCATCTCAAACTATTAACAGACCATGTAAATATGAATTTTACAAATGAGGGCTTATACATGCAGTGTCTTGATAATAATCACTGCTGCTTGTTTGAATGTAACCTCGCATCAGAATGGTTTGACACATACGATTTTAATGCCGATATGGACGCAGCACAAATTGGTATTCACGCAGCAACATTTTACAAGGTGATCAATATTCGCCAAGAGAAGCAAGAGATTGAAATTAGTAGTGAAGGTAGCCAAGTCGACACTGTTAACATTAATTTTACAAAAGGCAATAATAATTTCAATAAATCATTCGAGATTCCCATCATTGATTTAGATAGCGAAATGATGGATATCCCAAAGGATGAAACATCGGTAGACGTGGTCATCGATACAAAAAGACTATCCGAACTGGCTTCAGAATTAGTCTTGTTCAGCGAGATTCTCACACTGATCTTTAGTGAAGAAGGCATTGAATTTACTGCATCTGGAACAGAAGGAAAGATGAAGTCGAGTATTGATTTAGATGAAGTGAATGAGTATGCAGTTGGTGAAAATATGACTCTAAAGCAGTCGTATAGTCTAAAATATCTTAATATTATGTGTCATTTTGGAAAATTAAGCAAAGAAATCGCATTGGGGTTTAGCGATGGCCGCCCCATGCATCTCACATATAATATGGACGAGGCAAAAACAACAGATGACACTCCCGACGATGAAGAGCATGAAGATGACCCTGCACCAAAAAACTACGTATCATTTTATCTAGCCCCGAGGATTGATGATGATTAACTGCAAAAACCAATTAGTAAAAATACCAATTAGTAAAAAAGCACAATTAGTAAAAAAACCAATTAGTAAAAATACAAATTAGTAAAATACCAATTAGTAAAAATACAAATTAGTAAAATACCAATTAAAATAATACCTATTAGTAAAAAATCAAGTTAATTACTGTATATAATAATTAATAGAATATAATTATGAAAGCATTTTTAAGCATATTTATTTTTTGCATAATCCTTTTTTTATATATTCATATATACTTCCATTTAAAAACCAGCGATGATTTAGAAGTATTTGAAATAGATCATGTGCCGTCAAAAACATCATTAGAAGATGTGTGTGATTTGCGTCAGCCAATAACATTTTCCATGCCAAATGAACAGTTACAAAGCTCCTGTTCGCAAAAAACAATTTTAGACCGATATGGAGCATTTGATATTAAAATGCGCAACACGCAAGACTGCGACACTATAAACCCGGAACATACGAGCGAAACAATCTGCGCAGATTTATACACATCTATTCAATTGCACAGCGGTCTTCGTGTATTAAACAACGATAAAGATGCGAAATATATTAGCGAACATAACACTGAATTTTTAACTGAAACTGGTATTGCTAAGATATATAGAATAAACGATTTACTGTTACGACCATATATGGTTTGTAAATCGATATATGATATTATAATGGGTGCAAAAAACTCGAGCACGCCCCTACGATATAATATAAATTATCGCAATTTCTTTTATGTTACTGAGGGGGTTGCTAAAGTAAAATTAATACCACCGAGGTCATCAAAATATTTGCTGCCATATAAAGATTATTATCATTTTGAATTTCGTTCGCCAATAAACCCGTGGTCTGTGCAGCCGCAATATAAAAATGAATACAACAAAGTGCAGTCACTGGAGGTGACGCTTAAAAAAGGCGATGTTCTTTTTGTGCCGGCCTATTGGTGGTATAGTATTCTATTTGATAGTGAGACAACTACACTTATGACCATGCAATATCGAACATATATGAATGTTGTTGCAACATTGCCGTATTTTGCAATGCATATATTGCAACGCCAAAATACAAAATTAGAAATTTCAAAAACACTTTGATAAATTCTTTTCTAATAATAGCTTCAAGACGCCAGCGGTATGGTATTATCCAAAAGTGTTTTCCCCGGTATATGTTACATATAAGAACCCATCATCGTCTTTATTCGCTTCATATACGTGGATAAGACGTTGTGAAGTTGGCGGAATTTTCCCATTAATAAAAAGGAAAAGAGCCTGATTGGATTTGCATTCAATGCGTGAACGAATAATATAAATAAATTGTCCAACTGTTAAATTATTGGGAACTAAAAATTTGTGGCGTTCAATCTCTGGAATATCGCTATTATTATTTTTTCCAACAATAATACAACAACGGTCTTTGTATTTCTTGCGCAAACGGTTAGAATCAGCTAATCTCGTTTCTAGAGAACATTTCTTGAATTTTGTGATGTAATCACACATAATAATAGTATATATATTATAGTTTTATATTATATAATATATCATATTATCTGTAACAAACCTATATTTATTCTTATAAGAATGATTTATGCTCATAATTTTTTTCGAACAATCTCTCTAAATGTTTTATGGTTTCGTGATACTTTTCCTTATCGACCCAAGTATTCTCGGGTTGTAGCATCTTACTTTCTACGCCTGCAACTTCTTTGGGAATAGAGAGCCCAAAATAGGGGAAATCTTCAAATTCGCGCATGGAGTTATTAAGAATGCTATTTATACATGCCCGACTTACATTAATGGGCATGCGTTTACCAACACCATAACCACCTCCTGTCCAACCGGTATTTACTAACCATACATGACTTCCATGTGCTTTCAGTTTTTTCATAAGTAATTCAGAATACACTTTTGGATGTAGTGCCAAAAATGCTTCTCCAAACCCAGCCGAAAAGGTAGCTTCAGGCTCATGTACCCCGCGTTCTGTTCCCGCTATCTTTGCGGTATAACCTGACAAATAATGGTATGCAGCCTGTTCGTATGTTAATTTGCTAATTGGCGGCAAAACGCCAAACGCATCACATGTTAAAAAAATAACATGCTTGGGATGCCCGCCATGCTGTGATGCATAGACATTGGGTAAGTGCGACAAAGGATAGGAGACTCTGCCATTTTGTGTTTTCGAACAGTCAGTATAATTAGGGTGATTTGCATCATCAACTACAACATTTTCCAATAGGGCATTTTTCCGGATAGCTTGCACAATTTCTGGTTCACTTTTTTCATCTAAATTAATTGTTTTGGCATAGCATCCTCCTTCAATATTAAATATCCCTTTATCGTCCCACCCGTGTTCATCGTCACCGATTAACAAGCGATTGCTTGTAGTAGATAATGTTGTTTTTCCAGTTCCAGATAATCCAAAAAACAGTGCAACGTCATCATTCTCCCCAACATTTGCAGAACAATGCATAGACAATACACCTTCTTGTGGTAGAATATAATTCATTAAGGTAAAAATCCCCTTTTTCATCTCTCCTCCATAGTGTGTGCCGCCAATAATCCCAACATTATCATCTACATTCAATGCAACAAATACCTCACTATGCAATCCATGTAGTTTCCATTTCTTATTTGTAACATTACAAGCGTTTATGATGGTAAAATCTGGGACTTTTTCTGTTCCCTCATCCACCTCCTCATCCACCTCATCATCCACCTCCTCACCAAATTTTTCAATAAACATATTTTTCACAAAATGATGTTGCCATACATATTCTGTGAGAAATCGCACCTTGCGGCGATGTTTTCCGTGTCCACAATACCCCACAAAAACATAAAGCCATGGTAATCCAGACATGTGTGTTACGCAGGTGTCAAACAATTCAGAGAATACATTAGGGTGCATTCGTTTATTTGGCGGAGACCATATGGTTTCTCCGCTATCTACGAAGTACTTATCGTGAGGGGACCGACCTGTAAAAATACCGGTATCTATATTACGCACTCCACCATATGGTGTATCAATAACACTGGTATGATATTCTAACTTATGTATGCCTTCAATAACCTGATGAGAGAGATTAAATCGAATAGATTTCGAATCAATATGTTCCTTAATTAAATTTTGTATTTTGTGTAAATACATATATTATACGAGAGATATTTTTATTATGAGAAAGATACACATTATACATGTATTCCTGTTTAATGTCGAGTATACCTACGTGTTAAATTCCTTTCCCGGCATATAAAATGGCTTTGAATATGTAATTACATTTGCTTGCAACTCTGCTGCATCATTATCCGACGCAGCCCATACGGAAAAATCCTTTAGTTTTTTCCCAGAAAACGCTTGTATTTTATTGCACAACATTGCCGCCATTTGCAAAAAATCAGCTACTTTCTCCATATCACTTTCTACAAATCCGCGTGTAGTTAATGCACACAATCCTATACGAACACCTCCGGGTGAAAGTGCGCTGGTATCTCCAGGAACAGCATTTTTATTCAGCGTGATATGGCACATGTCACATAATTTTTCCATTTTACTTCCTGTTATTCCCAATGGTCGCAAATCCCATAAAATAATATGATTCTCGGTTCCACCAGTAACTAATTTATATTTTCTCTCCACTAGATGTTTTGCTAAAACAACAGCATTGCGTTTTACTTGTTTACAGTATTCGACAAAGGCTGGTGTTCCTACTTCTTTTAGTTGCGTTGCAACCGCGGCAATCTGATGTTCATGGGGCCCCCCTTGTAATGCGGGGAAAACAGCATTATTTATTTTGTCTTCGAAACCGCGTTCATCTTTGCGATAGAAAATCATACCTGATCTTGGTCCACGCAATGACTTATGCGTTGTTGTGGTAACTACATCGCAATATTCAAAGGGGTTTGCCGCTTCTCCTGTAGCCACCAGCCCTGAAATATGCGCCATATCCATCATTAATAATGAACCATTTTCATCAGCAATCTCTCTAAATCGTGCATAATCCCACTCACGTGTGTATGCCGACCCTCCACAAATCAACATTGCAGGTTTAAATATTCGCGCCATTTTTTGTAATTCATCATAATCTATATGGCCTGACGATGGGTCCACGTGATAGGGTAGCGATTCAAAATATACAGATGTTGCAGAAACTGCTTTACGCTTGCGATTTTTGTCTAATGTATAATATCCATGCGTCAAATGTCCACCACTCGGTAAACCGAGACCCATAATTCTATCATGTGGTTTTAGTAAGGCAGTATATACGGCAAAATTTGCCGGGCTTCCCGAATAAGGCTGCACATTCACGCCCCAATCATTGCCATCACACGGCATAACATCTAGTGCGCGTTTTTGACAGAGACTTTCAATTTTATCAATCACTGTGTTACCGCCGTAGTAGCGTTTTCCCGGATATCCTTCAGAATATTTGTTGGTGAGAACCGAACCAAGACATTCCATCACAGCTTGCGAAGTAAAATTTTCGGAAGCAATCAGTTCCAAACCAGATTTTTGTCGTTGGCGTTCTTCTTCAATAAGGGAAAATAGTTCTGGGTCATGTTCAGCGAGAGACATTATAAGAATAACTAATATTTATTATTTATTATTTAACTCTTTAGTAATAATTAATATATTATTCGCATGAGTTTAAAATACTAATTAAATAATTAATATTTAAAATCATGCAAATAATGTATATATTTAAATACTTGCTATATATGACTATCACGATAAAAGACAAATATATCATAGACAAGCAAATAGGCGAGGGTTCATTTGGTAAAATATTTCAGTCAGTCCACAAAATAACAGGAGAGAAAGTAGCTATAAAAATTAATTTCCATGAAAATGAAAAAACGATCTTAAAAAACGAAGCAAGAATCTATACTATTTTGGGTGATATAAAAGGTGTACCTAAAATGCGTAATTTTGGTATGGATGGGAGCTACAATTTTATGGTGATGGATATTCTCGGACCGTCATTATTAGATTTGAAAAATGATTATGGGAATACTCTACACAAAGAAAATACTCTACACAAAGAAAATACTCTACACAAAGAAACATTATCATTAAAGACAGTTCTCTCTTTAGGTCTACAGATGTTGCGAAGAATAGAGAGTATACATGACAAAGGTTTTATACATAGAGATATCAAACCAGACAATTTTT